TTACTTTGCACAATGTACCTTGAACGAGATATAAAATATAGTTTGCACAATGATACTTGATTAAACTAACTTAGTTTGCACAACTGTGATTGAACGAACTATAAACCATTATAAAGCTAAAACCAAATATATGGCCTGTATGCTACAAAAAGTATACAGGCTTTTTTAAAATTTCTAGTTTTCGTTAATCCACCCCAAAAGTAGTACTTAACTACACACAATAAAAAATAAGGTTCTACTTTAGAAAACAACTACAAAAAAGCCTAAATACTTACTGGGTTTTGCTTTAGTACTTAGCTTATTAAGTACTGTATGTAGGTATCAAAATGCAAAACCCCCTATATTACAGTACTTTATAAGTTGAGTGCTTTAGCGTGATAAAGTCCAACATATAAAGACTGGTCTTTTATTTGGACTAACCAACCGAAGGTATGCAGTGACAAAAAATTACACTGATTACAAGTAAAGGTAATGGTTACAACTACTACGGTTATACTACCAAATGACCTGTAGAGGTTGTAAAAGAAAGGGGGTGTTTTTATTTGGCTAAATATATCATTGGAGAATGACTACAGCCAATATGAAAACCCCTAAGAAATTTTACTTTAGTAGAGTAAAAGTATTATGGAAAGTTTTATTTTCTACCAAAGTTTTGGAAATGCTATAGAGTGTTTACCAGAGGCTAACCAATTACACGCCTACCAGTATATTACACGTTACGCACTCCACGGAACTAATCCAGATCCAGAAGAGGACAGCGTAGCTTATGCAATATTCATAATGGCTAAGCCTCAAATAGACGCTAATATAGATCGTAGAAAAAACGGCGGTAAATGAGGTAGACCACCTAAAGAAAATCCAACGGTTTCAGAAAATGCAGAAAATGAAAAACCTATGGTTATTGAAAATGAGAAAATAAAAAAACCTATGGTTTCCAAAAAAGACGAAAATAAAAAACCTATGGTTATCAAAAATGCAGAAAATGAAAAACCTAATGTAAATGTAAATGTTAATGTAAATGATAATGTAAATAATGTTATCTCACTAACGTGAGATAAGGCTGACGCCAAAAAATACGGAGATCCAGAAATTAACGACTGTATGGAATTAATTAAAAAATATAACGGTGGTATATCAAATGGTAGCGACGCAAAACAAAGACGCTACGCAAAAAATCTGATTACAAAATTAAAATGATTTGAAAAGGTAGAAAGTGGAGAATTTACACGGCAACAGGTATTGGAGGTTATTTTAAAAATCATTGGAGACGATAAATATTACGCTCCTAAAATATGATCTCCACAATTAATTTACGAAAATTTAAGCTCGTTATTACAGGCGTGTAAGCAAAATTTCGGAAATAAAGCCGTGTGAAAACAGCTAAAAACTATTTAGATCAAAATTAAACGAAATGAACGATTTAAAAATTTACAAGGAACTTACTTATATTGAAACCTTTGACGGTGAAATAATACCACTGGCAGAGGATTACGAAAATGTAGTAAGTGAGCTAAACAGTCAGACAAAGTTTATAAATTTATGATCTGAAATGTTGGCAAAAAGTACAATTAAAAGGGTATTTACAAAAGAGGTAGACGAGGTAGATAACCTAATACTGAATATTGCAGATAAAAATTTACGTGCAAGAATAAAGGCCGTAATAGACGGCAGACTTGCAGAATGAAAAAAGGTAAATGCAGAAATTTTTAATAACGTATTAGAAAGGTTACAAAATGAATAATCCAACCGAAAAAAAGTATAGCCAAAGGTTTATAAATTTCCTACGAGCTTTTGGGGTGAAAGGATTAGAGGAATATAAAACCTTTAACGCTAACGAAAAAACTATTTGTTTAAGAGAATATGCAAGATACCTACAAAGTTTTAATTCGTTTATGTATAAGAAAAAATGACAGGAATCTATACAAAACTAGCAAATGCTAAGAATACTATAGCATTAAAAAAGACCGAAAAGAAAGGTCGGAACGATTACAGTAAGTATAAATATTTCACTCCAGAGCAAGTGGAGGAAATAGTACACGAGGCTTGTTTAGATAACGATTTAATGACAATGTTTAGCCTAAAGCGTGACGCTTACGGTGAATACGGAGTACTTACTATTGTAGATCTAACAAGTGAAACCAACGATAAATTGGAATTTGTAGCGGCTACGTGAATACCAGAAATTAAGGCCACTAATATTGCACAGCAATTAGGTGGAGCTATGACGTTTACGGAACGCTATTTAAAAATGACCGCTTTTGGAATCTACGATAACTCTTTAGATCCAGATACAACGGAAAATACAGAAAAAAGAGTTAAAGCAGAGGAAAAAAAGACCGAAGAGGTACGGTTTAACTCCGAACAGTTTACAGAATTTGTTAAAGTAAAGGACGATTACAAAACTGCTACTGACGCTTTGAATGCTATTAAGACTAAATACAGAATTTCAAAAGCTATGCAGGAGAAAGTAGAGGGACTTTACAAGTAATTTATCACTAAACCAACTAAACGAATGGACGAAAATATAGTAAATGATCTACCAGGAGTAGAAGAGGACTATAAGAAATCCTGGGAGGATTTAGCAAATGAGCCAAAGGAGGCCGAAAAAGACCATATCGAGGACGACCTCGAAGAGCAAAAAATAGAAGATCCAAAGATAGTAATTAAGAGCGTAGAGGTTGGAACTGTAAAAGTAGATAGAACTGACGCACCAGCCATACAATTAGAGGCGGTGGCTACAGCTCCAGCAGAAGAAATACCAGAAAAAGTACCAGAATTTTTAGAAGAAAATACAGAAACACCAGAAGAATCAGAAGAAATCGAAGAGCCTAGCAAGTACAACGTTTGAGATTTACTGGCAAGGCACGAAGAATTTAAAAAGAAAGGTTTACAGCTAACGGTGGACGATCTTTATAATTGGATCTGTTTACAAGACGAAATTATAGGAGTAGTAAGCCAAATGAAAGCTGAATATTCAGAAAAAAAATTAGAGCAAGACAAGGAAAAAGCCGTAAGGTGAATCGAACTTAAAGCAGAAAAAGACGAAAATGGAAAAACTGTAAACACTGATAAAATGATAGAGCAATTACTAAAAATCGAGTTTAGTACACAGGATTTAGACCAACTCGTACTAAAAAATACTTATGAATTACTACAGCAGAGGGGAAACGTTATAACTGATTTGGTAAATATTGTAAAGCTGAATATGAAAACAGATTTTAGCATTTAATTTTAACAAATGACAAAAACCAACAAAATTATTTACGCTATATTAGTAGCAATTATCGTAGGATTAGTAGCTTATGCTTTAATCATACAACCTAAAGTAAATGCAGGGCAGGATTTAATAAATGTAAAAGCCAGAATAGAAATATTAGATCAGCAAATAAAGAACGCACAGGCTAAATATGCAGCTGCTGAAATCTCTAAAGATAAATGTATAGAGACTTGGAACGCAAAAAAGCAAAACGCCCATATAGAGGCAGACCAATACAGAGCAGAAATTGAAGAGCTAAAGGGTTTTATTCTGGGGAGATAACCCCTAAAAATCAAGAAAGTGTAGTAGATCCAATTATTACACCAGTAGAAAAACCAAAGGGGAGTAACCCAGAAATTAAACTAAATAATCAAGTAAGTGTATATCACGAATGACGGCCAACTGATAGTGTGGTGCAAGATATAGTTACGTATGCTTACAGGCTGGGTGGTTACGATTTTATGGCAGTATTAGAGTGTGAAAATGGAACGTACGACCTAACAAGAAAAGGTGACAACTGACACGCTCACGGTCTTTGCCAGATAAACGATTTATACCATAAAGATATACCAGCAGATTATGAGACTAACTGGGTGGTAGCTGTAGAATATTGCTACCAGAAACGAAAAGAGAACGTACCTTTTTATGGACCTACAAGACCAATAAAAGGAACTAATACGCCTTGTTATGAATACGTTAAAGATCGTTTTACTTACTTAGAGTAATTAAATGCGGTTAAATAGTCACGGCCAACCTTATGGGCCAATAGATAACGGTACAATATGGGTACCAGATCCAACTATACCAGAGAAAAATAATAATTCTGGAGGTTGTGGGTGTGGCTGCTTAGCAGTAATATTAGTTATGTTTGGAGCAGTTATACTATGTGAAATTATTAACGCTTTATCTTCGTAATATAAACAAAATGTTAAGAGTTGTAGCAAAAAAAGGTTACGAGCCTGTACACGCAACGCCTTATAGTGCGTGATTCGATTTAAAAGCTAGAGGTACACACTACATAGCACCAAAAACCGTAGCAAAAATACCCACAGGGGTAAAAGTAACAATGGACAAGGGACGGTGAGGCTTTGTATTCAGTAGATCTAGTTTACCTATTAAAAAAGGTTTACTCCTACCAAACGGAGTAGGTGTAATAGACGCAGATTACAGGGGAGAAATCCATTTACAGCTATACAACTTTAACGATAACGAGGTAGTAATTAAAGATATGGAACGTATAGGACAAATTGTATTTATGAAACTGGCTACCGAATACGTCGAAATAGATCCAGATTATTACAATAAATGGGAGGAAACATACCCAACTAAAAGGGGAGCTGGTGGATTCGGTAGTACAGATTAAATCTTTTATTTAATTTACTTTAGGCACTATGGAAACAACAAAAATTTTATGGCTGGTTATAGCAGCCTTAGTAGTAGTAATATTAGTTTTAGTAGCAAATATTGTGGAGAAAAAATTTTTAATCAAAAATTTAAGAGATCTAGCAACTTATAGACTAAATCAGTGGCACAGTTTAACAGAAAATTTTAGAACTTTAGAGCAAAATTACGAGGAATTAATAAGAAAATACGACGATTTATTAATTAGGGCAAAAGATATAGAGGCAGAAAGTAAGAAGAATGCTTTAAAAATAAAGAGTTTAAAAGATTTCTGTAATAAGTTACACCACGAAAAATTAGATCTAATTAAACAAGCAAAGTGTAAAAGATTTAATCCAAAAGAGGCTACAACTACAACGGAAATTAGGGACTACATTATAGGACTATACGAGAATGGTTGTAGTTATCGAGAAATAGCAGATATTACAGGATTTAAGAAAAATACAATTAATAAAGCTATCTTAAAATGGAAAAATCAAGGCCTAGTAGGTCCAGTAAGAGTTAATAATTATGATAATTTAGATAAATAACCACTTAAAAATATGCAATTCAATTTATTTAATAGGCTAAGGTGAGACGATCCAGTAGAAATGAAAATAAATAAACTGATTAAATGAATGCAGAATAAACGAGATAAAATACCAGCAGAAGAAAGAAATATTTTACGTCAGACTATACTGGTACACGCTTTAACAGATATAGAAAGGTCAGTAAACGCCTTTATAAAAACAGCTATTATGTCTGGAATAATACCAGATCCAGAAACTCTAAAAGAGACGGCAAAAAATATGGAAAAAATGATAGCAGAAAGCAAGGAACGAATGGAGGAAAACCCAGTAATAAAAGAACATATAAAAACGTTTTTACCAAATTCTATAGAGCTAATGTTAGCAAGCTGGAAATCTCACAGAGACGAATTTAGTAATTTAACAAAATAAAAACTAATGAAAAAAATATTAATTTGGACGGCTACTATATGTGCAGCAGTTATAGTAGCCTTGGTATTCTTACTATGCTTATTAGGAGCATTATTACTAATGTATGCACGATTCGATACAATAGGCGTAGTAATTACTTTATTAGTAGTGGTGATAGGTTTTATACTCTTTATTGTATTATAATGGCAACTAATAGAACGTATTACGAAAAAAAGCTAAAAGAAAAGGACGAGCGTATAGATAAACTTACAGGAATGTACGCTAAACTTAGTGTAAAATATAATAAGGCCGTATTTAATGAATATACAGCCTGGGGGCTTATTATAGTAGGATCTGTGCTTATCGTAATAGAAATTATTAAAGGGCTAATAAAAATTTACAGCTAATTTATCATTTAACAAATTAAACGAATGCAAACAGCAGAAAATCAAGGGGGGGGGAGACTTTAGACGTTTTCTACACTAACCCAGCGTTTTTAGACGCTAAAAATCAGTGTGATTTATTCGATTTCCATTTCGATTTAAACGAGGACGGAACTTTACAAAAAGCATATTACAAAGACCAAGTTTTAGATCCAAACGTAGGAGCTGGAATATTCTTAGTGAGGCACGAATACATAAAGCAGAAACGCAAGGCAGAAAGTGAATACGGAAAAAAGATAAAAGCGGTAGAAAAAAGGGAGGAATTTAAGGAAATGCTGCAGAATCAGAGTAAAAAGCAAAAGGAACATAGAAAGCAGATAGATTACAAAGATAGAACGTTATTACTTTACCGCAGAATTTTGGAAAATTTGGTTTTAACTGAAAATGATAAAAATGAGCAAAAAAGATAAGGAAATTTTATAAAGGGAAATAATCAGTTTTATATTATCACCTATTGATAGAATGACAAAATGAGAATGAATGACGCCAGAAGAATATATAGCCTCTTTTATATGAGAAACACATAAAATTAAGTGGGAAAAGAGATACAATGAATACAACAATAATGAGGAGTATTATGAGGCGGTAAATCTTCCGTATTGATTAACTGCATATTATCATAACGATTCAATTCATTTGTATAATAAAGCAAGGGAGATTGACAAAATATATGAAGATAACATTACAATAAGAGAGGCAGAATATTTCATTTTATGAGTGATAAGTATATATGACCTTATATATCAAAATTTAGTGGGTGAGTGAATCGTAAATATTTAATTAAACTTTTATATTTATAGTTTACAACTATGGAAACGTTACTTAAAGTTATTTTGTACCTATTAATGGTAGGTATGCCTATATTTATTGTAATAAGTGTAATCTGTGGTATAAGAGGTAAAAAAGAAAGCGTAACGCTATTTATGATCTTATACATAGCAGATTTACTAACCTTTTTTGTCGTATATTTTGGTAGTATGGGTTTTAGTTTATGATCTTAGAGTAAATGAAAGATTATAAAAACCTAGACTTTAACGAGTATACAAGTTTTACTACGTCTGGATCATTTCCACCAGAGAAAAAAGATACACGTACACGGTGGGAAAAAAATAAAGATATAGTAAAGGCTTTTATAGAGTGTTTTATAGCCTTATGAATCTTTGCTATAGTAATAAGGCTGATAGCACGAATTATATATATTTTTATCTGTTTTATACAGTACTTATGGAAAAATTAGTAGATTTATTAAATGAGTATGAAACCAAAGGTAAAAAAAGAGCATTGCCAGTATGGACTTTGGACAAATACGGAAAAATAGTAAACGTAGGACGCCCACATATTACAAGCCAGGGGTATGCTGTGCTTATTTGTAGTAAGCCTTATCGTTTTATAGAGCATTTAGTAAAAAATGATCTAATCGATTTTCATAAAATAAAAGGCCACGCAAATTTAATAAAATACTGAATGAGTTTAGACGGTTGGGAACGACCAGAAATAAAAGAATGAGTAGTTTTAATGCTACTAAGTGTGTCAGACGATCCTTTAAATCTTTTAATTAGTTTTTTAAAGTAATAAAATGGAAAATTTAGAAAAATTATTAAACGATTTCGAGGCTAGTAAACAGTATGCTAGTTATAGACGAGAATTACAAACCTATAAAGAAGAACATACAAACAAAGTAAAGCAGTGGTTTAATGCTCACAGGCTGGACTATACCATAATAGACAACGAAGAGGCAAGAGCTATAATGATAAGTAAGCGGTATAAGTTTATAGACTGGCTAATTACTAACTGAAAAATAGACAATATAAAGTTATTAGATCTATGCGGTAAGGACGACTGCGTAGTACCAATGCACTTTGAGGACGATAAACAGAAAATAAAGGCTTTAATTCTGATTCTTAGTATATCAGACGATCCAATAAATGATTTAATTAGTGTTATTAAATAAATATGGAAAAACTTATAGAGTTATTGAATAAATTTATAAAAGAAAAAAAGCATTATCATTGGACTTTTGAAAATAAAAATGAGGTTTCAAAATATGAATGTTTAATAATCTCAAAGCAATTTAGATTTATCAAATGGTTAGTAGAGAATGATAAGATAGACCGAGACAAATCAAAGATAATTACAGCAAAAACTGAAATAGTATTAGGGACAACCTTTACCGATGGATTTGTTGTTACAAAGAGATATTGGCTATATGAACAACTGCTAATGATACTTGCTATTCAAGATAATCCAATAGAGTTTTTAATTAGTGTATTTAAAGAAAATGAAAAAGAAAATAATTAAATTATGTGAATTATTACGAGCTTTAGGCTATTTTATATCATTCTTTACCTCTATATTTTTTGTATGTGTAGGTGAAGAAATGAAAGCAATATATTTTGGTATATTGTGTATAGTTTTAATTTCTTGACTAAGATTAAACTAAATGGACGTAAAAATAACAGTAAAAGATATTGAAGATACTATTAAGGCCCTAAAAAAGCCTGGAGTAGATTTAGTATATGTGCCACAGGAATTTTATAAGTGGCTAAATAGGAGGTCTAGGACCTGGAAAGATTACAAAAAAAGGAGCTTTTTTAAAAAGATCTTTATAGATCTATAAATTAATTTTATATCTTTATTCGTTGTACAAATGCAAATACCAATGAATGTATCTAGTGAGAAAAGGGCAGGATTAAACCTAAAAGAGGAAATAATAAATATGTATTTTACTATATGAGCTCGACAATTCAGATTAGAAAGACACGGAGGAGAAAGAGCTTATAACCAAAATGCAGAAAGGATTTTAACTGACGTTTACTACACTTTAGCAGTAAACCACGCCGACTGGTGATATGAGACAGTCGAGGTAGAGCGTAAATTTGGAACGGTAGAAGAGGCAAGAGAATATATTACAAATTTTTTAGATCGTAAATATTAATCCAAATGGACGCAATAATATTAGGAGATAAAAGCGGTAGACACTACCAGAGCTGGCTAAATGATAAAGAGGCCAGAGATCAAAAAGCCAAAGAAAAGAAAAACCAGTGATACAAGGTGGAAACTGGTGATTACCCTTGTATGGGGGGGGGAGAATTTATTTTTTAACCTGGAAATAGCGTAAAAATGCCAAAGAAATTAATACTAAATATCACGGAGCGTATAGAGGACGCTAAACCAAGTAAATTTGTAGAAGAGATAAATTTTAAACTAAATGAGCAAGCCCACAAAATAGCCCAGGAAATAATAGAAAGTACTTACGCAGGGCTGATAGAAGAAAATAAACAGCTTAAAAAGGCTAACGACTGACTATATAAAGCAAGTCAAAAAATGTATTACTGGGCTATGTTTTTAGCTGGTTTATGTTTATTACAGAGTGTTTTATATTTTTTCTTGCATAAATAAAATGGACGAAAAAGAATACTTAACAGGCCCTTTAGGGGTAGAATATAACGGTAATTATGTATCAAAAGAAGAAATAGCAGATCTATTTATAGAATTTGGTGGATCTTTTGTGCAGAGTTTATGAGAAAGTTTATACCGTGCAGATATGATAAATACACAGATTCTATTAGAATGCTTTAAATTTTATGTAACAGATTACTTAGATAGATTTTACGAAAAAACCAACGAAAATCCAAAAGAGGTTATAATAGCAAGTGCTATACAATTTGGAAAAAAATTAGTACCAGGTAGAAGACACGGAGACGCACTATTTGTAGCTGCTAAAGTGTATGGTTTGAAGAGGTGAGAAAATTATACACAGTGATTTATTACAAATCACGGTAGATTTATGAATAGACAATACGCCTGCAAATTTGCCAAAGAAAATGGCCAACTACCAGACAATATACATAAATCAATTTTGTACAGTGAATATCTACGAGATAATAAAAGAGATTTACGAGAAAAACACTTTTAATTATTTATAAAATATCATTATGGCAACAGCAGAAAAAAAATTAGAGGATTACACCAAGGACGAGCTTATAACTTTGGTAAAAACACAGGCGGCAGAAATTCAAGAACTAAACGCAAAACTTGTAGATCAGTCAAACGAGCACTACGAGCTTAAAAGATTTGCAGCCTATGTAAGATCTCTAAAAACACAAAAAGATTTTTTGCATTTACGTAATGTGGTTTTAAATGTAAATAAAAGTCAAAAGAAATGAAAAAAATAATAGGACCAGTATTATTATTACTTTTGAGCTTGTCAGTGTGTTTAAATTTATTTCAGTGGCGTAACCAAGCCGTAACGTGTGACAATTTAGACGCACAATGGAAAATAAATTTACTTTATAATTTAGGTCATAAACACCTAGACGCCGACGGTGACGGTATACCTTGCGAGTAATGGAATGCTTAAAATGTAAAAAATACAGCGGTAAAAGTTTATACTGCAGGGAATGTAGGAAAATAAAAGAAAATGCAGGAGCTATAATAAGCCAGAATAAAAAGAAATTGAAAAAGATATTAAACGAAAAGGAAATAACACCAGATCGATTTATTAAGTTTACGTTATACACGGAACATATCAGATCTAATACAACCATTTACCTGCAGTATAAAGAAACCAAAACAAAATATAACCTAACCAGGATTATAAATGGTTTTACTATAATTTTTTGCATAATATCGTTATTTTTTGGGTTTGAGATCTATTTAGTAAGTTAATATTGAAAAAAATAAAATGATAAATAAAAGTAATTATTTATCACTAATTAAACGAATAAATGGCAGAAGAAACGACTAAGGCTTGTCCTTATTGCGGTGAGCAGATTTTAACAACCGCTATTAAATGTAAACACTGTGGAGAATTTTTGGACAAAAAACCACAGGAAACACAACCAGAAAAACAAAAAAAGAAAGGTGGACTATCACGGTGGGCGGTATTGTGATTAATTCTAATAATTTGAGCTATTGCGTCGTCTGGTGGATCTAATAACTCCAGCAGTACTACGAGAACGACCACAACCCAAACGCAAACTATAAAGCATTATGATAATCTAAACGACGCTTACAAAGCCCACCAAAATTATATTTGGTATGTTTGTAGGGAGTGAGTAAAGCTAATTAGCACGAATCAAGCCCACGAATTTAAAGGCCCTACTTATGCTGGGGAATATCAAGGAAAATTTATAGTAAAGGGTACGGATCAAGGAAAATTATTTAGGTGTGAATTTGTACCATACGAGAATGAGTGGGGAATGAATTTAGACGACGTAAAACGAGATAACTAAAAAACCAACGATTTTAGAAAACTGACTATATTAAAGTCAGTTTTTTATTAATAATCCAAAAAAATAATGGCTACTGACGATTTAAAAGTACCTATTACCCTACAGGCTCAAACTGACGACAACCAAATAAAAAAGGAGGTAGAAAGTGCGGCCGAATTATCACAGAAAATATTAGATAAACAAGATATTAAAATAGATCTAATGATAAACCAGGTAAAGCTGGAAAAGGATTTAGAGAAAGCTAAAGCCGAATTAAAGCAGTTTAAAAATAGTGGTGATAGTGAAATGGAATTTTACGCACGTCTAAACGTGCAGGAATTACAAGGAAAATTAAAAAATACAAAGGACGGTATAAAGCAAATAGATAAAGAATTAGAAGAGCTAAATAATCAGAAATTAAACGGCGTACAAAATGAGGTAAAGGAATTATGAGACGAGGCAGATAAAGCAAGTAATAAATCTGGTGGTTTATTCGATAAATTTACGTGATTTTTCAAAAAGGCTGCTATAGTAACTGCTATTACTACTGCTGCAACTAAAATAGGAAAATCGATATTAGAGCTGGGTAATAATGCACAACAGGCCCAAATATCATTTACCACAATGCTGGGAGACGCAGAAAAAGCTAAAAAGTTACTATCTGATTTATCAGATTTTGCAAAAAAAACACCATTTGAATTACAGGGAATCAGAGAAAGTGCAACGCAATTACTGGCAATGTGAGTAAGTGCAGAAGATATGATCGATACATTAAAAGCCTTGGGTGACGTGTCGGCTGGTCTAAATGTACCTTTGGAGCGTTTGGCTCTAAATTACGGTCAAGTACTTACACAGTGAAAATTAACAGGTAAAGAGCTTAAAGATTTCACAACTGCAGGAGTACCACTATTGGACGAATTGGCAAAGAATCTATGAAAAACTAAAACACAGATACAAGATATGGTAAGTAAAGGCCAAATTGGTGCAAGTGATATGGTCCAGGCGTTTCAGAGTATGACGAGTGAGGGTGGACGTTTTGCAGATCTAATGGAACAGCAGAGCGAGACTTTAGCAGGTCAATGGTCCAACCTAAAAGATAATCTGGCTGGAATTGGTGAGACTATAGGGCTGGAGGTAATACCAGTAATTACGGATCTAGTAAGTAAAATCTGAAACCGAATAAATCAAACAGGAGATAGTATAGCCACTCTATCTACGCAAATTTTTGGAAATGTAAGGGCTACAGTAAGTAATATTTTTAATGTTTTATGAGATCTAGCAAACGCTTTTACTAGCTTATTTTATGGTGTAAAATCAGATAGTAGCAGTAGTGCTCTAACGTTCGGTCAAGTTTTTATGTATGCTTTACAGAAAATAGGACAATGAGTAGAGGCTTTAAGTATAATGGTAAGCCAGCTCTGGGAAACTATGAGGACGTGAGTAAATAACGTAAGCGACTGGTTTTGAGGTATAAAGGCGTGATATGACAAATTTGCTGAAAATTTTTTTGTAAAAGGTAAGTCGTGGAGTGATAGTTACGGTGAATTTATGAAAGCATTTGGTACATACAATGTAAAAGAAACCAAAAACGTTACAAATTTATTAGAAGATTTTGGGAACGCTTGGACTGATTTTGGAGCAAAAGTAATAACAGCAGAGGACGATTTAGCCAAAAGTTTTGTAAAAACAGAGAATTACTTAAAAAATAGTAGTTTATCAGACGGTAGCAGTTTATCTGGAGGTGGAATTTTTGGAGAAAGTTTACTTGGTGGATCTGGTAGTAGTGGTGGAAAATCAAGTAAGGCGTGAGATATGCTAAAGCAATACGGAGAAGACGTAACGCAGTTATATAATGAAATGGACGGTTATTTAGACGATCACCAGAAAAATTACGAAAAATTAACAGATAGTATAGAAAAAGTAGAGGACGAATACGCAAAACTTAGAGAAGAGGCAACCAAAACACGAAGAGACGCAGCCAAAGCAATAGAGGATTATAACGACCAATTAGAGAAAAACCAAACAGATAGTTTAGAAAAATTAGGTCAAAGATACGTAGAATTACAAGAAAAACGGAGAAATATCGATAATGATTATATCAAAAATAGAATAGGTGAAATATCAGATACAGAATGGCAGAAAATAAGAGACGAGGGCTGGAGTTGGCGTGGCTATGATTATAAAGAATTAAAAGAGATCAAGGAAATTTACGACGAAATGTTATTAATCGAACAGAATACAACCGAAGAACAGAGACAAGCCAAAGAATTTACAGAAAAAACAAGTAAGGCACAGGAAATTTTAAATAAAATGAAAGAGAAAGAGGCAGAATTAGAAGAGAAAAAAGCGGCAGCCTTAGAAAGACAAGCTATAGCAGAGGCACAAAAATATACTTATGCTGGACAGCAAAGAATTATAGTAAGACAGCAAGACGACGGAACATTAAAAGGAATGTACGAAGATAGGGAGGGAGTACGGCACGAAATCCACGATTTAGATAATCTGGAATATGCTAAACAGCTAAGCGACCAGGTAGAAAATTTAGGTAATCAGTACGAGGAATTTAAAAAGGAAAAAGATAACGAGGTAGAAATATTAATAGACGTAACAGCCAGAAAAAAACAGTTAGAGGACGAATATACTAAAGTTTTTCAGAGAAACGTGGAGGCTAGAAAAAAGAGCCTAGACGAAGAAATAGCCAAGGTAGATAGATTAATAGCAAAGAGACAAGAATATTTAAGTATGAGTGCGTCTGATAGTGCTAGAGCCTACGGAGGGGAGCTTAATAAGTGAGTTACTTTAGTAGGAGAAAATGGACCAGAAAGAATCGTAAGGAGACAAGCCAGCTACGTACAGCCAAGAAACGCAAGTAATAATTACAGCACAGTAAATAACAACCAGTCAAGCTATTCTATAAACTGAATGACGGTTACAGTGTGAGATATAGACGAATTTTTGGCAGAATTAAAGCAGAAAATGACGTTTAGAAATTAAAAACCAACGATTTTTTAAAACTGACTATATTACGGTCAGTTTTATTTTAACTTAAAAAATCAAATGAAAGCATTAATAGTAACACGGCCAGACGGCAAAAAGCAATGGTGAAACCCAAAAAGAATGAGTGAATACGTAAACTGTAAAATAGAATATAGAGACGTAACAGAGCAAGAAATCGTAGATCTAAAAATACCAGAGGCAATGGTAACAGTAAAAATACCTATCGAGGTATTTATGAGATCCGAAGAAATGCAAACAAAAATTAGAACTTTAGACCTTTTGTATAACGGTTTAGATCGTAGGACAATGGACGGTTATTTATATATCGAAAATATCGATACACACGACGTACCAGAATATTTAAGCCTAGACGAGTATACACGTATGAAAAATGCAGGGGTAATATTTCCACCAGAAATTATAGCTTTATTCGAGAATGTACCAGAAGAAACTACAGAAGAATCAGAAACACCTACACAGGATCCAGAAACTCCTACACCAGTAGAAGAAACAGAGCCAGAAACACCAACGGAGACTGAAACCGAATAAATATAAAAAGTCACAAAGATTAAACCCACTAAGGTGGGTTTTTTCTATGACAAAAAGACGTAAAAAAGCATTGAAAAAAAATAGGAAATATTTATAGTAATTGCAGTATTTATAAGTAAACGAAAAAATGAAAAACGAGTATACAAAGTTAGATATGGTGCCTTTATATAGTGCCACAGAATTAGAAGAGCTTACAGGAATAGATAGGCGTAAGATACCTTTTTATAAAACCAGATTTTTGCCAATTAAAATATCGAAATCCACGAAAAAAAATAAGAAATGATACAGCATAAAGTACGTAGATTATAAAGACGTAAAAGTTTATATGATCTATGCAAGAAAGGACGTAGATAACAAGAATACAAAGGCAAAATGACGGCCAAAAATCCGTAAAAAAGACTTGCAAAAGTAAAAATTATTAGTAATCTATAATTGGATTAACGAAATAATAAGTAGGACCTTACTAATTTACTTAGTAAGGCGTTTTGGTGTATGATAAACAAAATAGGAGAAAAGCATAAAAAAAGAATACAAAACGGAGGCAGTGAATTAATAACATTTGAAACTAAACGAATACAAAATAAGGGTAGATCTGATTTAACAGGTAGATTTTATAAAAAGGAAAATCTACAGAGTTTTCAGTTTGCCCACGCCTTGCCTAAGTGAACATACCCAAAATACAGAAACGACGTAAATAATATCGTTTTTGTAGATTCTATCGAACAGCACCACCGAGTAGATAGCGTTATAGCTGGTAGAAAATACGAGGTAGAACAGCTAATAAAAAGTGGTGAATTAATACCACGGCTAAAGAGCCAGTGGAATTTTTATTTAAACCAAAAAAAATAACAGAATGGAACGCTACGAGCAGAGTAAAAAAATAAACGAATGCCAATACTGAATAGTAGTAAAGAGCTGTAGACAGTGTTTATTTGAGACGCTTTGCAGGTTAGAGAAAGATAAACAACGTTTTAAAAATTCAGATTAAAATTATGGAAAATCAAACGAAAAAACCAGAGAAAAAGAGCCACCCTAGTGTGTGTCCTAAATGCAAATATAATTGGCCGATATTTCTTAGTTACTGCCCACACTGTAAAGAGTTGGAACGTGATAAAAAAGATCCAAGCGGTGCAATATTAAGCAAAACTTTTGAGAAAATGGGCGTTAAAGTGGTTACAGAAACAGATTTAAAACCTAATCCAAAAGAAAATGCAGCTAATAAAGAAAATAATACTAAAAGGCAGAATACCCAGCAAAAAAAACAGCAAAATATGGACGTGAAAAATGCTAGTATCAAGCAAGGATTACCAAAATCGAGAAAACGAGCAACTAAAAAGCCTAGAAAGTCAAAGTAAACCATTAGGAATAGACAAGCCAATATACGTAAATTATGCGTTTTATTTACCAGATAACCGTAAGACGGATCTAAGTAATAAGATAGAAAGCATAAACGATTTATTAGTAAAATATGGCTTAATAACTGACGATAAATGGCAGATAATTAAAGGAATACACGCCACAGGAATGTGGGTAGACAAGGAAAATCCAAGGGTGGAAATTGAGATTTTAGATTTTTTTTCAGAAGAAAATGGAGCAGGAGAAAAAAGCTAAAAAATTAAAGGTAAGACCTAAAAAAAAGAGCGGTGTAAAAACAAAGACGCAAAAGAAAAAAGCGGTAATAATGAAAAAAACGTCAAGCTGGCGTACATTGACCTTAGAAAGTGAAGAGGTCCAGCATTTATTATTAGGTAGACCAAAAATATTTAAAGATCCACAGGAATTACTAAAGCTCTTTAATACGTATATTTTAACGTGTTTAGAAAAAAAGCGTAAGTATGAAATAGTGCCAGTAAAAACCGTAGAGGGTAAAAGTATTACGTTAGAAACGCCAGTAAATGACGATTTAACAGCAGAAGAGGAACTTACAGAGGCAAAAGTAGATAAAAAAGAGGCAGGTAAACAGGAAATAACGAATAAATTAGAAAGTAAATACGAAATTAAAGAGACGATAGACCGAAAAACAACACCTAGTATTGGTGGCTTTTTGATTTTTTTAGGTGGAATGAGCTATAACACTTGGGCTAATTACAAGAATAACGAGGAATTTAAGGAGACGGTAGAGGAAATCGACAACTATTTAGAAAGTCTGATTATAGAGCAGACGAGTAAAGGAAAATATAATAGCCAGATAGCACAATTTGTACTAAATGTAAAGTATAACAGAATACCAAAAAGTAAGGTGGATCAGACAATACAAGGTGACGTATTTAATGAAAGTGATTTTATTAAAGATTAGTAAAAAGCTGAATGCAAGCCACTACTTTAGTAAAAATGAAATGTTACTTACAGCGTACTAAACACTTTTTCGAGAATGGACAAATACGCTTAGTAAGTGAGAATTGAATAATAAAAGTGACGTATAAAGACGCTTTTATAGATTTTATGCTAAAAGAAAGATTAGACGTAAGCGACAAAAAAGCCTACAGGAGACTGGTTTATTTTTGCTTTAATACTTATTTCGAGTATGAGTGGTGAGGTAAACCAATGACGAGTGAGGAAATAGGAACGCTTTTAGATCTATCAGACTGACAAGTAAGACGAATTTTAAATAAAATTTATAAGAAATGTAAAAAGTATGGAAAGCCAATTTTATATGAAAAGTAAACGCTTAAACCTATATACAATAATTAATAAGGACCAGCAGGCCGTATGATTTAAACGTAACAGAGCACAGGAAATATTAGAGAAACGTAAGGACGAATTAAAAGCAAAGTACGGCAGAATCAGATTAATTATTTTAAAAGGTCGTCAAATGTGAATTACAACTAACGAGGCTATAAGCTGATTAGACGACGCTATAATTTTTGCTAACCAAAATATAGGGATCCTGGCACAGGTAGATAAAACCAGAGACGAAATTTTTGACAAAGTAAAAACGGCTTATTTGAGAATGCCAAGCGTATTAAAGCTAAACGACGGTAAAACCTGGGTAAAACCTACGACTAAGTATAGCACAAAAAAGGAATTGGAATTTTTAGAAAATCATAGTAAAATAGCCGTGATAACTGATAGTAGAGGTGGTACACGATCTAAATTACATATTTCCGAATTTGCGTTTATAAACGACGCAGCCGAATTATTGGCAGGTACTTTACCGTCAGTACCAAAGAATGGTGATATAATCATAGAAAGTACGGCCAACTGATACGGTAACGAGTTCGAAAAACTACGAAATAAATATTACTGAAAAGACAGTAACGAGTGGGCGTGTATTTTTTTAGGGCGGTGGCTTATGCCAGAGTATATTTTACCCATAGAGGAATGAGAAACAATAGATTTACCAAAAGAATTGCAGCACCTAAATAAACCAATGATAGACGGCACAATACTAACCGAAGAGCAAAAAAAACGATATTTGAATATGTATAATTCTCAAACCAACCCAGATTATGCTTTTCAAGAGTACCCAAGTACTCCAGAAGAGGCTTTTTTAAATACTGGTCGTCCTGTTTTCTCTACGAATATTATAAAAAATCTGATTTGTCCACCATATACTTTAGATCCAATTATACCAGATCTAAGAATTTACAGGCCACCAAGAGAAAATATGCAAGTAACATACGGTGGTGATACGTCTGAATGAGTACCCAACGGAGATAATAGCGTAATAATTATTAGAGACTGGGAAACAGCACAGCTTTTAGCTTGTTTTTACGGTCTAGTGGATCCGTGAGACGGTTTATGTGACGTAGTAGAAAGGCTGGTAGATTTAGGCTACTGGTGAAGAATTGGAGTAGAAAAAAATAATACGTGACACGCTTTTTACGCAAAAGCTAAAGAGCGTAAATGGTTTCCAATGTGTTATGTATCAGAAACGGAGGGTAAAATATTCGATAGATCTACCTACGACGTAGGACGAGTAACCAACCCAAAGACAAGGCCAATATTAATGACGGATTATAAACAAGCTATAAATAAAGGATTTATAACAGAAATGGACGAGCGTATAAAGGCAGAATTATATACATTTATCTATAACGATAAAATGAAAGAAGAGGCACAAATAGGACACCACGACGACGGAATAATGGCAGACGCTATAGGTTGGCAAATGAGAAAGACACCACTGGCAGAATATTAAACCAACAGTTTTTTAAAAATGAGTATAAACACCACCAGATTTATTTACTTGCTAAAATACACAAATGGAATTTAAAAAGAATTTAGCACCGTTTAGGGAGTTTATCAAGCTAAACCATAAAAATGCTCTGATTTACTCCAATAATATAAGCAAATTTGCTGAAAAATCTTTTAGAGGTGAGGCGTTTAAAATTAAATCTGATCTAGCCCACAATGTAAACAAGGACGAATACTTATACATACCAGTAAATTTGGGTAGAGTAATTACAAGAATCTATACAGATTTCGTTATAGGAATGTGATATAACGTAGATTTCGGAACAGATAAAATTAATAAAAAATTTGTGGAGCTATCAGACAAATTACAGCTACAGATTAAACTAAACGAGGCAATAAATAACCAAAGTAGTATTGGTTATGGTATATTGCGTTTGAGAAAAAAGGACGATAAACCAAGAGTAGAATTAATACCATTGCCAAATTATTTAGCCAATATGGAATGATTAAGCATAGGTGATACGTTCGAAGATATTAAAGAGCACGTTATTTTTACAGTACAAAGGGACGAGGTAGACGGAACGAGTTATTTTTTGGTAGATAGATACGAGAAAGAGTGAAATAAACGAAGAGGGTACTATAAAGAAAGACGAGCAAATAACGGAAATTTCATACTTACAGAAAGATTATTAGAGGCCGAAGAAGAAGAGCTTTTAGATAGTTTACCACTATACATATTCAATAACGACCTAGATAATCCACACGTAGTAGGAATGGACGAAGAAATAAGAAAGCTAAGTAAAACTGATATAGGAGAAATACCTAGATATTTTCACCAGTCAGATTACGTAGATCTAGGGGACCTTTTCCAAGAAATAAACGATAGAGGCAGCCAAATAAGTGTGGAATTTATCAAAAATCTTACGTCTAAAATGAGTGTACCTGCTGGGTTTATGAATGCTCAAACGGTACAAGGTTTAAGAAATGGTGCTAATCCAGAAAATAAAAAATTCTCAAAAAATCCAGATTTCTTAGTACATAATGCAGGTGAAGAGCCAGCTAAATATATAGAGAAAGACGCTACTTACGTACAAGTAAGTATTAAAGACTATATGCCATATTTACTAAAATTAATAGGATTCTTAGCAAGTATACCAACTGTATTACTAGCCAACGCTATATATGGTGCAAATAATCCAGTAGGAACTACAGAAAAGGAATTTACGCCTTTTTATAAGAGGGTAGAAAAAAAGCAGCAAATGATATACTCTAGCTTACAGAGATTATTTAAAGATCTAATGCTATACGCTGGAATTACTACAGATCTACCAACTATCAAATTTAATAAACCTACAGCATACGATATAGCAGAAAGGACAAATACAGCAGTACAGCAAATGAATGCAGGAATAATGAGTAAATCTAGTGCTATTGCGTACACTATGTGATACGACGAGCAAGAGGTACAAGAGGAATTGGACAAAATAGCAGAAGAGGAAACAGAGGCTTATAAAAAATACGATAGTAAAAATATGGAATTTAAGGACGAGGACGTAGACGAGAAAAAAGACGATTCAGACGAGAATTTAGACGAGAACGTAGACGATAAAGAATAGTTTTACCACTTAATTAAACGAAAAAATGAATATGCAACGATTTACAATATTCGAGAATGATTTACCAGTAGACGAGCAATTAAAACAAAGTTTTCTGGAAATAAACAAGAAACCACGGAGATTTATTAAAATTTTCTGGTTTCTTATGATCCAGATTTTTATAGCCGTTTTTGGTTTGGTAAGTAGTTTTTATTTACCATTTGTACTTTTTTAATGAATAGGAGTAATTATTTTGTATCAAATACACCAGCAGATAGTGATTTAGTGAGATTATTTAAAGAAGAATTAGACCGCCTTACGCTCTTATATTACAAGGCCATTAATTCAAATGATCTCACTAAAGCCAATGTTTTGCTAAAAAAGATAAAAAAGGTGGCAGATACACTCCAGGAGGATTACGACGCTTGGGCAGGAATCAGAATACCACAGGAATATTTAAAAGGTGCAAAATACGTAGACGATAGCTTAACTAAAGAGGCCTCTTATATTGCTATAGCCAAAGCTGGTAAAAAGGAACTAGCAAAAATGGTAGAGGAATTAGGGCCAATACACGTAGACGCAGTAAATGCACTCTTAAATAATTCAAAAAATTACGTAAAATCCAGCTTAGACTGAATGCAACGCCAAGCCATTACAATGGTAGGAGAATTACAGCAGGAAAAAATAAGAGAACAGCTGGCAAAATGAATAATAAGCGGTGATAGTATGTATAATATGAAAAAAAGGGTAAGTGAATACCTGGAGGCTAATAAAATTACGTGATTCAAAGATAGAGGCGGTAAATTGTGGACAATGGACCGTTACGTAGATATGCTTACACGTACAGAAACGAGTATAGCCAACGTACAAGGGACTATAAATAGATCTATACAAATCTGAATTACAAAATTTCAGATAATAGAGCAGGCCGACTGCTGCAGTATTTGTAAAGATTACAGAGAAAAAATAGTAGATATTTCGGAAAAATGAATAGCAGATTTTCCACCATTTCACCCAAACTGCAGGGGGTACATTATACCAGTATTTGACGAAAGAGACGTTTTAATAGCAAAATTAGATAAATTGTAAAATAAAAACCATAGGTTATTACTAATAAATCAAGTGTTGGAGAAATAAAAAACCAACACTTTTTTAATTTTGGCTATTATGCAAGGCGTTTTATTTGGTAAACAATTTAAACGAATGCCACGACGAATGCTGAAACGCCTTAAAGGTGCCGCTTTATATGCTGAAAATAATGACGGTGCTGGTGGTGGAGGATCTAACGGATCTGAAAACGACCAAGGCAAATCAGATAACAAAGACGACGCCCCAGATACCTCTAAGGGTGACGACGGAAAAAAAGAGGGAGAAACTATACCTAAGTATAGGTTTGATCAAGTAAACGAAGAAAGGAAACAGCTTAAAGCCCAGCTAGATCAGATTAACGCTGATAAAGCAAAGGCCGAAGAGCAAGAGGCTATTAAACGTGGAGAACACGAAAAAATAATAGCCCAAAAGGATCAAGAATTAGCTGACTACAAAGCCAAAGAACAAAGACGGAAAGAGCGTGAGGACGCTTTAAAGTCTAAAAATGAGGCAAGGCAGGAGGCTTTAAAAACTGCGTACGGTGATAAGTGGGGTACTGTAAGTAACCTACTAACTGGCGTAGAGGATCCATTTAAAGCTGCTGGAATATTAGACAGTATCGAGGCAATGAAACCTACTACAGCCGACGATAAAAAAGACGGTAACGGAGATAAACAAGCTCCAAAGGGTGGTAGTGACTTGCCAAGCGGTCAAGGTCAAGGTAGACTAGCAGAATTAAAAGCCAAAGCCGAAAGGTGAGAAAGGCTTAGCGATAGGGAAAAAACAGAGCTTTATAACCTTATCGAGGGTAAATAAGCCCAAAACTTTTATTTAAAAAACCATTTACAAAATGTTACACTTACAAGGAGATTTTACACTTAAACAGTGGGTAACAGCTGTATTACTTTTAACAAGAGCAGAGGCACCACTTTTTGCCAGAGCTATTAGAGGTGAAAAAGTAAAAGGAGCTGTTTTAACTTACTACGCTCAAAAGCAAGTAGCTAGAGAATGAGTAGTAAAAGCAGACGCTGCAGCTGACGCTACTACAATTAATGTAGATCCAGCACTTGGTGCTAGAGTTACTGCAGGTTATTTACTTATGGTTGGTGACGAGCGTATTATGGTTACTGCCAAAGGTAATAATACTGGTAGTGGAGCTAGTGAAAAAACACCTCTTACAGTTATTAGAGGTTGGGCTAACACTCCAGCTAGTGCAATTTCTGCAAATGCAGTAATTAAGATTATGTCTAAAGCTGAATCTGAATTTAAGATTACAGAAGACTATAAAGCATTTGGTAAGTCTGAATGTACTAACGTAGTACAGACTTTTACTAAATCTATTTATGTTTCTAAAGACGCTGCAGATTACGACGAGGTAGCCATTAATAATCTCGTTAGAGAAGAAAGGGAGGCTAAATTCGACGAGCAGTTATTGGAAATTAATAAAACTCTTTATTATGGTGCTCAATACAACGATCCAGGAGACGAAAAAAGAAAGTCTATGGGAGGTTGGAAAGAGGCTATTAATAAAGCTGGTGGATTCGTTTTGGACGCTCAAGGTGCTATTACTGAAGAGAAAATCGAAAACGTATTGCTAGCAATTAAGCAAAGAGGTGGAAACCCAGAGGCTTTATTTATGAATGCTGCTACTAAGAACTATCTTAGAAAGGTATTTAAGAATAAATACATTACTGAAGATAGGAGAAATCAAGGAGCTGGAACACGTCTTACATACTTTACGTCTGACGTATTCGGTAAAGATTTCGATTTCGTAATCGATGAAAGTATAGAAACAGGTGATATTTTCATTTGAGAATGACGCCCTATCGTACACGTACAGTACAATACTACTGATAACGTAGACGAGCTTTTCGTAGATTACCCAGAGCCAGCAAATAGCCAGGTAGTAGAAGAAACTATTAAGTCTAAAATCACTGCTGAATTTAGACAAGCTAGTAAAGAGGCTCTTATAGTAAATGCTTATAATGCAAATTATAAAGCAGATCCAGTAGACGTTAACATAGTTAATACTACTGACGATCCAGTAAATACTAAAGAGGTAACTGGTGAATAATAAAAGGGGGCTTTAATTAGCCCCCAAAAATATTTTATATGGTAAATCCGTCTAATTATGATTTACGTAATAACTACTGACTGTAGAATTGCTAATAGAGACTATAAAAAGGGGGAATTGGTAACAATTGCAGAAACAGGGCAATATTACCCAAGTATTATGAAACCTGCAGAAGGACCAATTAAACCAAAAAAGGTCGAAAAAGCTAAAGATCAAAAAGCAGAAGAAACTAAAGCTAATAATCCAGAAGAAAACGCCGACGCAGAAACTGTAGAAGATCCAGAAACTCCAGCAGAAAATCCAGAAAATGGAGAAACTGCAGAAGATAACGGAGAAACTGCAGAAGAAAACGCTGACGAAGAAAAAGGAGAAAAAGCAGAAGATCCTAAAGCTAAAGATCAAAAAGCAGAAGAAAGCGATAAAAAGCAGGCTAAAAGAAAATAATTTTATTTCAAAAAAGCTATTAAAGAATGACTATACAAGCACCTTTAAACCCAGGGCATATGATACCAAACTCTATGGAGGTATACATAGCAAAAAAGCCTAGTGACGGTTGGTTACAGCTTGGGTTATATAAGGATCAAAGCACAGCAGCTGCTGGAGAAAGTGTAGACGACGTTTATAGTAACGGTACTATAAAGAAAGTTAAAAACGGTGATAAAATGACCGTTGGCTTTTCTGCACACGAATTAACAGCTGAAAAGTTGGAGATCCTACAACTAGGATTAGTTGAATTAAAAGCTGGAACTGTAGTAGACGAGGTAGAAACATTTAAAGCTGGTGAGTGGAGTTTTGACAGCGACGTATTCTTAAAATACAGTAACGCAGACAAAACACCAGTTACAGTAAGTGCTGTTTCTATTTTGGTAGGAGGAACTAGCACAACTCTTACAGTTACTACTGATTACGTAGTAGGAGCCGACCAATTCGGTACTAGCTTTATAACATTTAAGAGTGGTGGAGCTATCACTGACGAAATGTTATTGACTGGTGTAATCTCTGTGACTTACAGTGCTACTAATGCTAATGCTCAAATTATGGAACATAAAGCAAATGCTTTGGCTAAACCTTTTGTAATGTGTTTAGTAAATGAATTTGAGTACAACGGAGTAAAGAAATCTATTAAAACTTACTTAGACAACTGCCAAGCTAGTAAAGCCGTATTACAGCAAATAGCTGATAACGACGATACTACAGTAGGATTTCCTGTAGAAATAACAGGTAGAGTTGTAAAGCAAGAATTTATAGGATTCTCAAACTCTGCAGCTAGTGCAAACTCTGCAGCTAATGCAGAAACAGGAGACTAAAAGCAAAACCCAGAAATAAATTAAACGAATAATTTAGGGTTGCTACGGTAACCCTAATTAAAAAGCAAGTTGTATTTATAGGTGTTTATTCGTTTAGCCTATATCTAAACAGCTTGCTTTTTACTTATTATAAGCATTAAAATGGCAGTAAATTTACAGGAATTTTTAGACGGTTATAAAAAGTGTGAGATCGTCTATGGTGATAAAAAATGGGTATTTCGTGAGCCAAAAGTAATAGATCTAAAATTAGGAGCTCTGGAACTTTTGGAGAAATACTGCATAGAGTGAGATTTTGCAGAATTTAAGAAATATTTACTTATTGAAATACCAAACAGCCAGCAGAAACCACTATTAGATAAAATAATGACGGATCTGGGTTTAGTATAAACGCTGACGGAGATAAGGGGTATTCGGAGGCGTTATTTGTATTTATGATATGCTACATACAGCATACATACCCCCAATACACAAAGGAAAAAATATTAGATCTAACCCAAAGTCAAATAGGTACATTAATAGAAATGGGTGGAGCTATACAAAATCCAAGCGTATTAGATAAATATAAAACTCTAAAATTTAGTAGTGAGTTTGAATTTGAGCAGTACTTACTAAACAAATTCAAGGTTAAATAAAGCTGTTGTGAAATAACCAACAGTTTTTTAATTTTGACTATATTAAAGGCGTTTAATTAGATAACGCAAAGAATGAGCTACAATAAAATTATGGTACACAACGTAAAATATAACGGTCTGATTTTCTTAAATTCACCATATTTAAGGGTACAAGGTGGGTTTTTGTGTCTTAAAGAGTTTAGCTTTTTCGAGGTGGCTACGCAAGCTAGTACTGAAAAATACGCTATTAGACACGGTGAATACGTAAGCCCAACGGAGAAAAAAAATAGACGTATCAGATTTTTATTTGATATTTTGGCAGATAGTGAAGAAGAACGCCGAGCATTATTAAAGCAAGTACAAAGGGCCTTTGCTCCAGAAAGTAACCCAAGCCCTTTTAATGAAAAATTACGAAAAGATCTTAGCTTTGAAACTGTAGACGGTAACGTTTGGCAGTGTAAATGCCAGGTATATAAAGGGTTGGAATTATCAGACTTTGCAAATGAAAAACGAGTAGGAATCAGTGTAGAGCTGATTACTGATAGCTCCGAATTTAAGAACGAAATAACGCACAGTTTAACAGGTGGTCGTAATACGAGAATGTGACTAATTCTAAATAATGCGTCGTATCAATACCAATATTACAGAGAAAATATGCAGTACGACGGCGTAACAGATAGCCCAGTAGTGATAACCTGCACAATTACCGACGCTACTAATCCTTTTCCTCACGGTAATATGCAAATAATCCACGATTACGACGGAGGACGAGAAACAATGCAGATAGAAAATTTAGATCAGTTTACTTGGAGTGAATGAGATATAATAAAAATAGATACAGATAAAAGGCGTGTGTATGTGACGCAATGAGAATTTACCGAAGATATTACAGGGCTAGTGGTACTAGGTAGCCAACGGCCAAGCGTACGTTTCTGAAATAATAATATAGCCATAGACACTGCAGAAACTTTTAAAGTAATGGACGTAGATATAAAACGATACGATTTATTTTAATTCATAATTATATTAAAATGGGTGTAGTAATAGTAACTCCTGCAGAAATTGCAGCAAAAACAGTAAACCAGGGGCTTTTGGATCTATATAAAACCGAAGAGGGGCAAGCTGAATTAGTGAAATATGAAAGTATAGTAGCTGATAAAATCCGAATCGTGATAGATCCAGAAATTTTTAAGGACGGTGAAAATTACGTAATACCAGAGGATTTAAAAATAATAACTGTTAGTTTAATAGAAAGTTTTTACACGTATTGCGTAGTAGAAAAGCAAAATAACGCCACTAAAAAGGTAACCAGTAGAAAAATAGACGATTATTCAGAAACATTTAGCGAGGCTACAAGTGAATATAAATTTTTTGGAATACCTGCAGATAAAGATATAGAGGCAGTTTTAAATAAATATGCAGGTAAAGACGCTAAAGGATTTCGAGATATAAACGTAAGATAATTTATATTTTTGTGTAAAATCAAATGATAGCAGATTTACTTATAAACACTGTAACGATTACGAGTAGGCAGGCCACAACTGTTTACGAGGACGGTATAGCAAAAAAGCAATACTCCAACGTAGAAACTCCAGTAAAATGCAGAATTTCCAGCCTAAATTATAAAGATCTACAGCTTTTACAGTGAATAGACGACGTAATAATTAAGGTGCAGAAACTCTACACTTTACCAGACGTAGATATAAAAGAGACGGATTTTGTAATATGGAATGGTAAGAAATACAAGGTAATAAATAAGTATCAAGCCCAAGACGCAGAGGGTAACCACCACAATAAATATTTTATAAAGCTGGTCGATTAATGAAATACGCAGTAGAAAATTTAGACAAATTCATAAAAAAATTAAATATGACCTCTGATATGGCCTTAAAATATTGTGGGGATTATTTAGCTGCAGAATTAAAAAAAGAAACAGAAAAAGATAGTTACGATTTAGGAACTCTAGCAAATAGTTACGTAGTAAGACAAGTAAGATCTGGAATGGTACAAGTAGGATCTATGCTGGAGTACGCACCAGTAAGAGAATATGGCCGTAAACCTGGGACGTTTCCAAATCTGGACGCTCTAGTAGGGTGGACGGCTCGTAAAGGTATGATCTGAAAAAATAACGCAAGTAAAGGTTATAATGATCTAAGCTATAAAGATAAAGGTACAATATACGTGGTAGCAAGAGCAATAGCAATAAGAGGAATACCAGGCGTGTATACAGTGCACAAAGTGTATGAAAGAGAAAAGAAACATATAGTAAATTTATATCGTCAAAAAATGCAACAATGACTATAACACCAAACCGACCAAAAGCATTACAACAATACTTATTAAATAATAACGAAATCGACGTAGAAAGGGTAGGATTTTTAAAGGTCGAAAAATGAGACGGTCCAGCAATAGTTTTTAACGAATGAGACCGAACAGTATTAGAAAATGCTAATATAAGTTACGAAAAATGAATAGATATTTTTCCAATTCTAATAGACGTGGTCGTAAAATACGAGGATTATAAGGACGGTTACGATATTAGAGGAATTATAAGAAAAAATTTAGGAAAATTTAACGGATCATTAAGCCAAGACTGGGAGGGGACTATTTCATTTAAACAGTTTTTAGCACCAGTTTATAATAAAGATACTGACGAGATAGTTTTTGGATCTATTTATTTATTAAAACAAAATTACGATTATGCTAACGATACAGATTAAAAACGGTGAAAACGAGGTAATAGCCGTTATAAATGATATATTTAGTTTAAGCGTAGAAGAGGAAATTAATAAAGGTGGTAAGCTAAAATTAAGATTTCCTGTAGATAAACGATTACAAAATAACCCACTCCAAAAAGGTTACCGTATAAGTGTAGCATACGGAGAAAAAATAGGGCAGATTATAAGGCTTTTTGAGGGTTATATTACTGACGTAACATTAAAAACGCAAGAGGTACAAATAGAGGCAGATAACTGGCTAAGCTACCTACAATATCGTATAATCCGTGGAGCTAAAAGCTACTCTAACGTGGCTATAAGTACAGTTATAAGCCAAATTTTTACAGAGTTAAATAATACGCAAGAGCTACCAGTAGTATTAGGATTAAATGACTGTGACACTACAATTACTAAAGATTTCGACACTGGTACAAGTTTTTATGATATTTTAAAGTACTGCTGGGAGGCAGAGCCACAATTAGTAGTAAGGGTGCTAAATGTAAACAATTATAACTTTTTAGAGGTGAGTAAAAATGCTGGTAAAGTATTGGACGGAATCCGAGAATATGACGCAACGAATACAAGAGGTACAAATATAGTAGACTGGAGCCGAAAAGATAGTATGGACGAATTTTACAGCTACATTAAAAACGCTACAGGTGAAATAAATAACGAGGAATTTTTAGACCGTACAAAGCTACTTTTTGAGAAATACGAAGAAGAGGGAGCTTTAGCGTTACCTAATGGAATTGCTATACCTAGTATTTCAGTAAGTAGAGATACTGACTGGTGGGATTTCAATATATGAGATCGTAAAAATATTAGACTTTTAACAGGTTATAAATGGTTACCTTTAGAATACCAGGGACTAATACAAAATCGTAAAGTAAATGTGAATGCAAATAGTGGAATAAAGGCAGAAATTAAAATTAGTGAAGAGTACAAGAGTGATACAAATATTTTGGATCTAGTATTACAGAATCTAAGGGGTAGAAAAAATGGTAGTGGTAAGGCTCCAGATATGAGCGACTACTATACAAAAGAGCAGACGGCACAGGTAATAAATAACGCTGTAAGTGGTAAGGCAGACGTAAACCATACACACTTAGTAAATCAGATTACAGATTTTGCTAGTGCTGTATGATCTCTAATTACTGCAGCTCTACAAAATTACGTATCTAGTGACGAATTAAGTACAATTTTGGGTTATTATAGCCAAGTAGGGCATACGCACACTACCGACGATATAACAGATTTTACTACAGAGGTAAACGCTCTAATAGCAGAGTGAATAGCTGGAAAAGCTGACGTAAACCATAGGCATACTGTGGCTGATATTTCAGATTTAGACGATACTTTAGCAGATTATGTAACACTAACAGCATTAAATACGGCTCTGGCAGATTATGTAACTACTACAGATCTAAATACAACTTTACAAGGTTACAGCCAAACAGGGCATACGCACGCTATAAGTGACGTTACAGGGCTACAGAATGCTTTAAATTCTAAGGCCAATAGTAGTGACGTTTACAATAAAAACGATACATACAGTAAAACAGAGGTAGATAATGAATTAGCAGAAAAAGCAGACGCTGACGACGTTTATACTAAAACAGAAACAGATACTTTATTAGGTGGTAAAGCTAACGCAAGCCACAGCCACGCTATAAGTGACGTTACGAATCTACAAAGTACGCTAAATAATAAAGCTGAAAAAACACAAATTAAAGCGTATACAATTACGGAGGATCTAGTAACAGTTACAACTGATAGTACTAAAGGGGTTTCACCATATAATACGTCTTACTGATATACAAATATTACTATAGACGCTAACGCAGGTATAGAGTGGGTAGAATGAGCCGTATATAGTTTTGTGGTAAATACTGAAATGGTCGTAGCCAGTGCTAATAGAAATGTAAGAGTAAGAATATGAGACGGTGCACGATTACCAATAATGGGTAGTAGTAGTGGTATTTTGGCTGGATCTTCGTATTTTACAAAATCTAATACTAGGCTTTTTGTGTATAAAACTACACAGCAAAGCAACGGAGCTTTACACCTAACAAATGATACTACTTATAGCTCTATGAGTGTAGCAGAGTGACAAGCTGGAACTGCTACAAGTGCAAGGGTAGTAACTGCAGCAAATCTAAAGCAAATAATCCAACACCGAATACCAACGGCTTTAAGTGCATTTACTAACGATACAAATTTTATAACAAATACCGTAAATGATCTAGTAAATTATTATAAAAAATCTGAAACCTATACTAAAACAGAGGTAAACGATTTAATAAACGGTATCACGTGAATTACAGTAGAGGTAGTAGAAACTTTACCAGCTACTGGGCAGAATGGTATATTTTATTTGGTGCCTAATAGTGGTAGTGGATCTAATATTTACGACGAATATATACGAGTATCTAGTACTAATAAATTTGAAAAATTAGGTACAACTGAAATAGATTTAAGCAATTATATACAGAAAAATCAGACTTTACTTACTATAAACGGAGTAAATTATAAATTTGGTGATAGTTTAACCACTCCAAATACAGAATACGATACTTTAACAGCGTCTGAAATCTCTACAGGTACAGCAACTATAGGAAAATTAATTAGTGCTAAACTGCTAAAGGACGCAATAGATAACGCTATAAGCGGTAAAGCTAATAGCACAGATATTAAAGATAGTACGATAGCATTTAAAATAAATAATAGTACTTTTAGTGGAAATAGTTTTACACTGAATCAAGCTACAGGTGCTACAATAAATCTAACTATAGATAAAACAACCGTAGGGCTTGGAAATGTAGACAATACAGCCGACGCTAATAAACGTGTAGCTTATGCAGAAGAGGCAGGAAATGCAGATAGTGCAGATTATGCTACTAATGCAGGTAAAGTAAATAATCACACGGTAGAAAAGGACGTACCAAGTAACGCAAAATTTACAGATACAACCTACGAAAAAGCTACAGCAAATGCTGACGGTCTAATGAGTAAAGAGCACTACAGTAAATTGGAGTGAATAGAGGCAGGAGCAGAAAAAAATAAAGTAACAGGTGTAAAAGGTAGTGCAGAAAATGAGTATAGGGAGGGTAACGTAAATATTACAAAAGCTAATATAGGCCTATGAAACGTAGACAATACGGCAGATACAGCAAAGCCAGTAAGTACAGCTCAAAAAACTTATATCGATACAGAGGTAGGAAAAAAATATAATAAATTAATCGAGGTTTCAGTAAGTACTGGTGCTACAACTGCTGCAAAAGTAGGAACTACTACAGGTGGAAATTACGTACCAACTACAGGAGATTTAATATTAGTAAATTTTGTGAATGGGTGTAATGTAAACAGCCCAACGCTAAATATAGACGGTAGCGGTGCTAAAAATATCAGAATAGCAAACGCCAACGCAAGTACTACAACATTTAATATAGGATCTACAAGTAGCAGTAATGTAAAAATTTTGCTAATATACGACGGTACTTATTACAAAGTTTTTGGATCTCAAAATAATACAACCTATACAGTAAGTGACAAAAAAATTACACTCGTACAAGACGGAGTGGAATTATGATATTTTACATTAAATCAAAATACAGATAAAACAATTAGCTGGACAAGTAGTGGTGACGAGGGACAAATAAACGCCACAATGGTGCAAAATATGATAGATATAGCACTAGGAAACTACGACAACGTATTTAAAACTAACAGCTGATTATATAAAATTCTGAATGCTCTGGACGAAGAGGACGAATGCTGACTTACAGAATGAGAAACACGGAACGATATTATAAACGATTCTAACAGTATGGATCTTATAAGCCACTCGTACGCTGTAATGGTGAATGTAAGTAATAGCCAATATGCTATGGAGGAATTAATGGAGGTAAGCGGTGCAGTAAACCAAATAAGCCAGTGCTGGAATAGTATATACATAATAGCAGAAAATAATAAAAGTGCTGAAATTTATTTAAGTAGTCCAAATGGTATAGCTTACCTATTTCAATATCAAACAGCCCAAGACGCTTTTTTTACGGATCCTACAAAAAAACAGCAAATAATAAGCCAAAATATTATGGTAATCGTAAATAATAACACACTTTTGGCCCAGTTATATAACGATCCAGTAGTAGAGCAGTGTATAGCGTCAAATCAAACAGCCCTTACAACTATAGCAGGATCTACAGCAAAATTAGATATAGTAGACGGAGACAGCGTAATAATGGACGCAATATGTAGAAATTCTGGAGCTTTAGGAGTAATGAGCAATACAGATTTTACCAATTTTATATTGGAAAATACAACATACCTTACAACTACTACAAGTGTAACAGCTGGACAAAATCGTATAAACTCTATGGCTGCAGACGATCTTTTACCTGCAATATTCTATTATACAGGTCTAAGCTGATATTCTACGTTTGCAGATCTAGCAGCGTCAGATAGTGCAATATCTATTGTGCAAG